CACATATGCGCGAGCAAACCCGAGCGCGGATTGTTAAAGAGCCGGACTGTCGTCCACGGGTTTCCCCGTCCCCCGAAGGGGAACCCGAGTATAGGGATCTTTTCCCTTGAATGCAATACCCCATAATACCCTAGTGTTTTGCATGGTCTTTATATGTCTTGAATATATTGTCCTGAATATATTGTCTTGAATACCGGAATACATATATTGTCTCGCTTAATATATTATGCTTGGCCATTATATACTCGCGGAGCGAGATACTCGGCGAGATACTCAGATATATTATGTCGTCGCAATTTTGGCCTCTTGCCTTTGAGGAGAAGTTTCGAAAACTTAACACTCGTGGCAAAGCCACGAATAATAATTCTATACCTTATGGGCTTCGCCAATAATTTTATGTCTTATGTAACATCTGTAGCAAATGTAACTCATGTATGAGCTGTAATAGTGTAATGGTACCCTCACCCCTACCCCGACCCCCCATACCCTTCCCCATTACAAACACCTATATTCCTTCCATCTCCCCTATACACATACATACATATATACCCCCTAATTAAATATATTTAATTCTTTTTATATCTTCTGAAAAATGTGTAGGGGGGTCTGTAGGACAATCCAAAGGAGGCACTCCGTGCCAACAATCCCTAGTGCAAGAATTGTTATTTGTATAGGATAGCGGTATGGCCCCTATGGGGCAGGGAGGGAGGGTAGGTTTACACTATTACATCAGTTACATTCATTACATCGGTTACATATGTTACATAAGCACAAAAATAATAAATGCTTTCGGCAATACAAAAAATAATAAATAAAAGTGTTTCAAGCCAAAGATATTATAAAAATACCCCTTGACAAGCACTCTCAAAACCGTTACACTATCAATCTCTGGCAGTGCTATGCACTATTTTTTCAACTCTCAAATCTCTCAACCTTCAACATCTTATGAATCCAAAAGTCCAAGCATTAATTGCAGCAGCACGGGAAAAACACGCTGCGCGTTTAGCGGCTGCTTCGGCAGCTTCGCTGCAAACTTCTGTGCCAGCAACTTCGTTGCAAACAAATCTTGTTCAAGCACCAGTGGCTATGCCACTGAATAGTGGAATTGCCAATGACCCAGCGACAGGAACACAATTTAATCCAGAGCAGTTGACTGCTATATCTTATGCACTTCAAGCAAAGAACTTTTGCTTGATTGGCGCAGCCGGTACTGGCAAGACTACTGTCACGCAAGAAATCATCAAGCGCTTGCAACGGTCTTCCCATGTTATGCCGTTAAGTGCATCTACAAAACATCTTAATGCTCAGGCTCCTGGCATTGTGGTTTGTGGATACACGAATAAGGCAGTCAACAATATTAAGAAGAAACTGCCGCAACATCTGCAAGGGCATTGTCTTACCATTCATAAACTCATTGAGTTTGCTCCTGTTTATTACGAAATTCTTGACCCTCTTACTGGGCTTAGTAGAAATACCATGCGTTTTGAGCCCTCATACAATGGCGCAAACAAACTACCACATATCTCAACTGTTATTTGTGAAGAATCGTCAATGATTGGCACGGATCTTTTTGGCCAATTGCTTGATGCACTCCCGCGGCCGGATGCTACGCAGTTTATCTTTCTCGGTGACCTAAATCAAATCCCTCCAGTCTTCGGGCCTTCTATTCTTGGCTTTAAGCTTGCAGAACTTCTTACCGTAGAACTTGTGCACGTTTATCGTCAAGCATTGCTTTCTCCAATCATCAGTCTTGCGACTGCTGTGCGTACAGAATCACTGTCTGACATTCCAATCTTAACACAAACGCTCACGCAAGATTGCGGAGAGCATGGTACTGTGCATTTCCAACCGTGGAAAAAGCGTGTAGACTTTGAAGATGCTACGTTGATGATGAAGACATTTATTCCTCGCATCATATCCTCCGGCCAGTACAATCCGGAAAAGGATATGATTCTCATGCCATTCAATAAGAAGTTTGGCACAATTGAGATCAACAAGATCATTGCAGATCATCTATCTAAGCAACGTGGCGCAACAGTCTTCGAAGTTATCGCACGTTATCAAGCCAGTTACTGGGCTGTGGGTGATCGCGTAATGGTAGATAGGCATGAGGCAGTTATCAAATCTATTACTGTAACTGTGGGCTATCAAGGCAAAGTACCGCAGACAGAATCTATCCATCTTGATCGTTGGGGCATCAATTCAGAGACTCATACTCCTGCGACAGAAAAACAATCTGTAGATGAACTTATGAATCTTCTCGCAGACAGTGGAAATACATCATCTGACGAAGCTAAAAATCTTGCTTCTCACACAATCACTGTCTATATTCCTGAGCTTGATATTGAGAAAACTCTCAATACTGCTGGTGAAATAAATACTATGACATTTGGCTATGCACTGTCTATTCATAAATCTCAAGGCAGTGAGTGGGATAGAGTATTCCTATTCCTTCACAACAGTCACGCTACTATGATGAGTCGAGAACTCATTTATACAGCAGTGACACGGGCTAAAAATTCTCTCTTTATTGTTTGCGAAGCTGATGCAAAACCTTATCAATCAAGCATAAGAATTGCATCGCAGCGGCCTCGCATCCCTGGAACTACACTTCAAGAAAAAATTGACTTCTTTGCAAAGAAAGCAAAGGAAATGATGTCTTCTGCTTCGCAGAATTCTCTCAACTCTGAAATCACTGAGGAGTAATGTTATGAATGCTAAGAATGCTATGACCATGCAAAAGTGTGAGCTGGAAAAAATGTTCCTTGCTGCCAAGGAAAGAGGGTTTACAAAACCTACACTGCGCACTGAGGATTTCATCTTTTCTCTTGCACCTTCTACAGGTAAAAATCCTGATGCTGTGTATGTCGTAGATCGCGTATCTAAGACATATATGGGAAAGATCAAAAACAATTGGTTCCAGCCCGGCCAAGATTACAAAGACACTCCAGAAAACAGAACCGCTATTCTTTCCACAATGCAATCGCCGCGGGCTGAAGCAATGAAATATGGGCTTCAAACCGGAAGCTGCTCTATTTGTGGAAGAACACTGAATAACAAAATCAGTATCTTTAACAATATTGGTCCAATCTGTGCGGAAAAGATGGGATTTCCCATTTCTTTTCCTCCTGACATGGATTCAACAGACTTGTCTGACATTGACATGGATATGATTTGAATGATCTAAGCAATCAAACCACGGAGAAAACTATGCCATCAAAAATCATATACTGCACACGCTCCGGCCTGCCGCTCGCAGAAGTTAGCACCATGTGCACACATGGCTGGCCACTTTTATCCTCATTCCAATCAACTCTGATTCATCCAATCTATGCTTTTCCACTAGAAAAGCTGTTGCTCAAGCTAGAAAACTCGCTGCGTGAACTTGAGAGAAAAGAGTGGAAAGCTGATGGGCCTGCGGAGCAGCAAGAATTGTCTTTGACAATGAGTGCAATTCTTTACAGCATCAATTCAATCTGGACACCACTGTCTTCTGATCGCGGATATGAACCATCTTTGCCATCCTATCCAATAGCAATAGGAACGGGTCATAGACTTCTCAATCATGCCTATTGGTATTGGCATTTAACATCTAAACGTCTTGCCCTCCCAATCTTTCGCCCAACATTTGCTGGTAAAAACACACATTGGGAAAACTTCTCTGCATATCTTGAAGCCTGTGAATCCGTTCGTGAAGAATGGGAAAAGGGAAGAAAGAAGTATGAGACTGAAGAAGAACGTAAACGGAAGATAGATGCAGTTAAAGAAGTCAAAGCAGCAAACATCTACAAACGCATTGATTTCATCAAAGTCTGGAACTGGATTGATGCACAAATTTCTCAATCTCCAAACTATCCTTCCGGCCGGCGAGAAACTTTTAAGACTCTCTTTCTTTCTGGAGATATGAACCCAGAAGAATGGATTGCAGATGATATTGATGATTTGTCTGAAGCTATCTTTGATCTTTGCGATCAAGGAAATGAAATAACACATTTCATCCGTACAAGACTGACCCACATTCGGGATACAATCAACAATTTCTACGGGAGTTTCACACTTCTTTCTAGTGTTGCAGCAGAAAATTCTGAGTCAACAGCTAGCCCAACAGAAACTCTTACAAGCCAAGAACAGGAGTTCTTTGATAGTTTTGATGAAAAGGTCATGAATTTGGAGGAACTTCCTCCGCCGCCCAAGAGAGAGAGTTTTGCAACGATGGCTTTGTTTCTCAAAGCACAAGCGCAACATAACATTCTCTCTCGTCGATTTACCCTGCTTCGCGCGCGTAAGGCGCAATGAAAGACAACTATGCTGTTCAAGAAACTTCTTCGTCCTGATCGCCAACAAACTCAGCTGGCGTATCGTGTAAAATTCTTTCCTTTCAACACTCTTAGTGAGAGTGCAAAGGATTTGATCGTATGGAGTAAGCTAGTTTATATGAGGAAAAAAGATATCGAAGACAGTCTTAATGAAGACAAAACCAAAATCATCTACAGGAGTAAGGAATACGTAATCCTGTGGGCTTACAATAACATACCGACCCAGAAGGAGTGGGAAGGTAAATCAGAAAGTTTTAATATTCGCTGCGAATTTAGGGCAAGCCCAGCTATCCCTGAATATGCAGTGTGTATTATGAACTTTGAACTCAATCAACTCAATGCAGAAAGGGATTCCCTGTGAATATTTTTATTCTGTCTGACAATCGTTTTCCCGCGACGCACTATGCAGAAAACGCTCGATATCATATCGACAAGCACGTTGTCAAAATGATATTGGAAAGCACTCAAATGCTTTGCACTGCGCTTTCTTATGCACCTTATGCTAATCTTATTTCTCCAAATCTTCGCATCAGCGCGCCGTGCAAGCCGTTGGCTCCTGGTATGCGTAAACATCCTTGCACAGAATGGACAATGGCAAACCTTACAAACTTTAACTATCTAACTCGTCTTGCCATTGCACTTTGCAATGAGCATCAATATCGTTATCCTCTCAGCGCAGATCATGAATACACAGACTGGCTTAAATATCTCGGGCAAGACCTTGATGAAATAGGATTTACAATTGCAAGCCCATTGCCTGAGACATTTGCAACAGCAGTCAAAGATCCAGAACTTCGATCATCTTCTCGCCCTTGGCAAGATGCAGTTAGAATTTATCGCAACTACTATTATCAAGACAAACTTCCATTTGCAACATGGAAAGACAGGCCAATCCCGTATTGGTTTGGCATTTCGCATCTCGAAACTCCGGCCTAAACATATTAAGACCATAGGGGTTGACAACCCATATCAACTCCTATAACATATCATTTCACTGGCCAATGCTGGGGCGCCAAAACAAAGTCCCCGGTAAACTGCAAAATCATTTGCAAACTTTCCAAGGAAAAGTCATGATCGCCAAGAGCGTCAAGTTCAACTTCAAGTCCCGCAAGATCACCGATGAGCAAGGCAAGGAAATCGGTCGCACCAAGAAGCAAGACAGCATTCAATGCGACATCCCAGTGCCTGAAGTTTCTGAGCTGGTTTCCATTCTTCAATCCGGCGGCAAGGAAGCCGAGTTGGTCTGCGAAGCTGTTGCTGATCTTATCATTGCCCAAGCCAAGGGCCAATTCGATGAAGTCATCGAAACTTTTGGCAATGATGATAGCAAGACTGTCACCGCTGCCCATCTTGACTATGACAAACTCTCTCTGAGCTACATCGCGTCTATTCCTCCGGCTCGTCGTGGTGCCACTGCAATCTCTGAAGAAGATTGGAAAGTTTTCTTCGACGATTATCTTGCTGTTATGGTTGTCGCTACCGGCAAGGCCAGCGAGCGCATCAAGAATCATATCAATCTTTTCAAGGCGCCGCAAAAGGCCAAGGCCAACAAGGAAGTTCTGGCTGTTCTCGTCGATCAGCTGGATATCTATATGTCTTCGTCGGCAAATCTCGAAGACACTGGTGTTTGCGCCACGCGCATTTCTGAGAAGTTCAAGAAGTGGATTGCCGAGCCTGAGAAGGCCGTCAACATGGATCTTCTGTAATTTCCTGTGGGCACGGCTTTTAGCCGTGGGTGGCTTGAAGATGCTGCGCTTGTCTCCCGCAGATAAACATCTTCAAGTCTTGAGGGAGCTTCGGCTCCCTCTTTTTTGCTTTGAGTTTTTATTTCCGAGTTCAAAGCAAAAAACAAAATCATGACACCGCACTTACGCTATGACACTCCAAGAAATCTTCAATGCGATCGTTATGGACAGAGAAACTATCTCTGTTCCAGATATTGATGCTGCCGGCTATCAAAGCCTGCGAGTTTCTCTGCTTCGCAAATTCAAAACATATAAGGCACAATGCCAACAGTTTGACATTGAAGGCTATGGTGATTTGTATCTTCGGTGTTCTTACGATGCTGCTGCTGCAATTGCAACTTTCAAACTACTTGATCGTGGAGCTGCATCTCGAAGAAACTATACCGTGATTCGCTCTAACATCTAAACCAATACAGTGTCCAGATATCATATTATTTGGAACACGATCAAACAAACTGGCAGAGCTTCTGTGACTGTCAGTAAAGAACACGCACGCACTGTTGAAGATGGAGTCAAGCGAGTGAAAACAGCTGAGAATGTGGCCCGTCGGCAAGCTGGACTTGTTGGTTGGAGCAAGCTAGTTATCACTCGACATGATCTATCTTCTACAATGGTAAGAATTGATTTCTCTCTGCTGTATCTTACAGCCCTGTGATGTTATCAACTGTCAACGCTGGAAACAAAGGAACCACATCATGTCTATCGGAACCATCACCTTCCACAATATCAAGACCGTCGAGGTAACTCCAACTCATTTTGAACACGCTAACCCAATGCAAAATATTAAGTCTATGGATCTTGTTTTTACTAACGAAGATGGAGTGCGATATACCATTACAGTCTATGGTAATCTGAGTGGAAAGAATAATATGCCAGAAATTTCTTTCGCTCCAACCAAAATTTATAAGTTGGACTAAATCGGCGACAGCCATGCCAATCTCATTACCATACTTCGTTGCTCCACTGAGCGGCGAAAGATTGACCAAGACCCTCGTTGCTCACAAGGCCCGAGGGTTTTGTCATTATATTACCAGTCCTGCGGAAGCTGTTACGCCATGTAGTACACTGGATCTTGCAATGGTTTTAGGAGTGCAAAAACATTTTCCTGCTTACACAAACACGGCAACCCATGTGCCGCTGGAACGTGTTCATGTTTGGAAAGTGTTGACGCATATCCAAGCACATTGGCAAAGACAATTGCATGAGCTAGATATGAACTGGATTCATATTGAACTTATGCAAATTCCTGTGGCATTCCGTGCCGCGGCCTTTGACCAAATCGAAACAACGCTGGCCTACTGTGTTGGCAAATCCCCCTGTCCTTTTTCCTGGAGAGCCACTGAAATGAAACACGATGGAACTGCTGCTATTCCTCAAGATGTTCTCTCTAAGATCGAAATGAATCTTGCATCGTTGGAACAGGCATTGACTGCCAAAGATCCAATGATGCCGCAGCATCTTCGCAATATTCATAGCTTGCTCATCTCCTATCCTGAGACTGTGCATTTGCTTGATGATGCTGAGATTGCGTGTATCATTGATGCTGCTGAAGTCCACACAAAGACTGAGATTGTTAAGGCTGTCGCTGCTAAGAAAAGCACTGGTGGTAGAGCCAAAGTTAGTGTGAATGATCTTTGAGAAGGATATTCTAATGAAACACTATCAAGTATTCATACTGATGAGCACATGCTTTGTAGCTCCCGCAGTGGACAGGCCAATAGCCATTTTTCTTGCGGTGGCGTGTCTTATTGCGGCATTAGTTATTTTTGCTTTTGACGATACAAGTGAAAGGTAATAGTTATGACTGAAAAATCTGAACCAATGCAGGATTCCGGGTTCTGGGGGCGTGTCGCGGCGCAGCAGGATGAGCCGGCACAGGAACCGTACTGCTATATGTATGAGTACGACACTCCGCTTGGTATGCACCGGACGCTCTACCCCAAAGAGCACAACGGCAAACAGCCTGATCGCGCAATCCCCCTCTACACCGCCCCGCCCAAGGCCGAGCCGGTGGAGCCCGTGGCGTGCAGCAACACATTCGCCTGTCAGTGCTCAAAGCATTTCGCTTCGCAGCAGTCAGAACAACGCCCAAAGCGCGTGCTAACCGCCGTCTGGCGTGATCGTGCGCAACGAGCCGAAGCCCAGCGTGATGCGCTTCTGGAGGCGCTAAACTCATTTATGCATGAGTTTGGCGACAAAGCAAATAGTGCAACAGTTCAAAAGGCCCGCGCCGCCATCAAAATGGTGGAAGGAGAGAAGAAATGACCGCCATGCGCGACGAGACACTGGAGGCGCTGAGCGACAAGGTGCGCAAAGGCGAACCCGTAGGTTTTTTGGAGGCGATCGCTGTCATAGATTACCAAGAGAATTTGCGCCGCGAGCGCGAGGCTAATTCGTGGGCGGCGCGAGTGAAGCGCCTGTTTCGCACCGCCATCAAAATGGCGGAAGGAAAGTAAACAAAATGAACATCGACGACATTCTCAATACAAATGTAACGGATGCAACTCCAGGATTTGGAGCAGCTGTTAAAATTGCCAAGACTAGCTATAATCATTTAGCTTCTCATCGCAACCTTATCACTTACAGCACCGCTGACATTCTGCATTCTTGCCCGCGCAAGTATCAGATCAAAAAACTGCAAGCCGATGCAGGCACAGGAGATAGAATTAACTCTCCTACTTTTGCGTTTGGCCATGCTGTTGGCGCCGGGGTTGCAGTCTATGACTCAACTCAAGACTTGCGTAAAGCAATATTCGAGGCATTTCTTGCTTGGGACATTGATCTTTTTGCAGAAGAACGTAAGTCCCGCAACACAGCAGGCAAGAGTTTCTTCGAGGCTGTATGGGCATTGTTTTCTTATGAGAACTTCTATCAGTCTGAGACTACTCTGTCTGACTATGAAGTGGTAAAGATCGAAGGCACTATTGCCATTGACTTTGAAGATGGCCACTTCTATTCTGGACATATTGACGAAGTATTACAGCACAAGCAGACTGGTAGGTTTCTTGTCAAGGAGAACAAGACTACAGGCTTTCTTAATGTAGATCCTGTACTCTACGCAAATAGTGACCAAGCACTTTCATACGCTATTGCCATTGATATGCTCGGAGGCACAGAGTATGAAGTTCTTTACACAGTTTATAGTGCCACGGCCCAGGCATGGATGCAGTTTCCGTTTGTCAAGAATGCCAATAAAAAGGCAGAGTGGATACAGGATCAACTTCTTATTCATCAACAGATAGATCATTACACGCAGCTTGACTTCTTTCCCAAGCGTGGCCGCAGCTGCTTCAACTTTATGAAGCGTTGCGAGTATTATGAATCATGCGATCTTGCACAGTCTAATGTGTTTGGAAAGTCTTTCTCGGATCTTCCAGTCATAAATTCTATTGAAGACATAAACGCGATTGAGCCCGTGGACTTCGCCACGACACTGAGTGAAATTGTTGCACGACAACGAGAAAGGCTAGGTGGTTGAAATGACTCCTGAAAACTTCATCAAATCTCTCAAAGAACACACACCAGTAAATACAGCAGATATCAAGAAAAAGAAATATTCTTTCTCTCTGATTCATCTAGACTTGGCACCGACGGCCGGGTTTCCCACTGTCCACTTTTTGTGTGAGCGCCCAGAAACAGAGGGACAGGAATATGATGACGTGTATATTCGTATGTCCTTGACTCCTATTATTGGCATTGAAAAAGCTACGGTCAATGGCTTGAGCTATGTCATTGCTGTGCTTTCTCCAGATGTTATTCCAGGCCCACTTGTTGCACTTATTGCATCAAGTCTATTGGAGACATTCCAATGTGCTCATATCAAACCGCAAAATGATGTGCCTGACGATAATGAACATACAAGACTTGTATTCCGATTGTCTATCGAACGCAAGCCAGAGTACATGGATGGTGTGTATGTTCACTCTGTCATAGCAACTGTAGAAGTAGAAGACTCAGCATATAACCGAGCAAAAGAGCTAGTTCAAAAACAACTCACTGCACTAGAAAGGAACAAGTGAAATGAATCTCGATGACTTTTCCCAATCTGCGCGTACAAAAGTGCTTGTCTACGGCGCGCCGAAGTCTGGCAAAACAGCACTAGTCGGTAAGCTGGCGGAAGTAGGATTCAAGTTGCATTGGCTTGATTTGGAAAACGGAATCAAGACTCTGCTCAATCCTGCCATTCTTGCCCCGCAATTTCGTAAGAATGTCAATGTGATTTCTATTCCTGACCACCGTCTGTATCCTATCGCCATTGATACGGTACGAGAAGTTTTCCGTGGTGGCAACAAACGTATATGTTCTGCACATGGCAAAGTCTCTTGCCCACTGTGTGCAAAAGATGCCAATGCCAAACACTCTGAGATTGACATTGCAAAGCTAGGAACAGACGACATTCTTGTTATTGATTCTCTTTCTCAGCTTGCCAATAGTGCCATGAACAAAGGCATTTTGAAAGAGCTTCAAAAGCCTGGCGGTGAAGAATACAAACGTACCTTTGTAGATTACGGTGTACAAGGTGCATTGATGGAACAAGTGCTTTCATTCTTGCAAGTGGCAGATATCAATACTATCGCTATCTCTCATGAGCTTGAAAGTGAGAGTCTTGAAGGTAGAGAAAAGATTGTGCCTGTTGCCGGCACCCGCAACTTCTCGCTAACAAGTGCAAAGTACTTTGACACTGTGGTGCATTGTGCCATTGTGAACAAGCAACACCGTGCATTTTCTTCCAGCACTTATAGTCCCACAATCATCACAGGATCTAGACTTGCGATTGATGTGGATGAAAAGAAAGGAGGCGAACTCTCGCTGGCAAGTTTGTTCCGCAGGGGTTGACATTTGTTCAGTCCTCGTGTACAGTCAATTCTCTTTCTTTCCAAACACCATGAGCCAATCTCAAGATCAATCCAAAAGCATTGCTGAAATACTTGCTGAACGCGGCAAGCGTTACGGCAGTTTTATGAGTAACGCAAGAATTTCCCAACACATTAAGATGGGGTTTTGGGCGCAAGAAAGCTATTTGAATCTCGCTCCTGACCAACAGGAAGCACTTGAGATGATTGCCCATAAGATTGCTCGCATTCTCAATGGCGATGCTAACTATGTTGACAATTGGGTTGACATTGCAGGATACGCCAAACTTGTTTCCGATCGTTTAACTCATGAGGAGTATAAAACCGAAGGCCCAGCATTTTAACTCTTACCCCTACAACCAATCCAAACCAACCAAACTCTCTGAAAGACAATCATGTCTAACTCTGCTGCTTTCCAAGACCTTGACGCACTGATGAACGCTTCGATGGATGACATCGATGATCTGCCGCCTGTTGGTGTTCCTCCCACGGGGCACTACAATCTTGATGTGACTGCAAGCCGTGAAGTTTCTGAAAACTCCGGCAGCGAGTACATCAAGTTCTCGTATGAAGTCACGGCAGTGAACGAAGTCAAGAACCCTGAAGAAGAAAAGCAAGCGGCTGTCGGCCAGAAGTTTACGCAGATTTTCTCGCCCTTCAAGAAGGATGGCACTGTGAATACTTACGGTGTTGCTTATCTGAAGGAAGCCTGCGCTCCGTTCTCTGCACACTTTGGAACTCGGGCACTGGGTGAAACCATTGCTCAGATTCAAAAGGTTTCTGTTGCAGCATCACTAGTGCGGCGCCAAGACAAGAAAGATCCTGAGCGCTTCAACTTCAATCTTCGTGATGTTGTGGTGCTGTAATCAGTTTCTGAAGTAAACTAAAAAGAGCCTCGGCTAACCCCGGGGCTTTTGTGTTAGTTGGCCGGAAAATTATCCAACCCACTAACCCAAGAGCCACACTCCAAACATGAAACTTGCACTCTTTGGCACTGCGGAAGATCGTTCATATCTTCCTAAGCTCAACACAATCGTTGGTGCGCATAGTATCAAAGTGTCTCTGTCGCCCGAAACTTTTCTTACTAGCGTTGCGCTAAAAATTAAATCTAATGACGTGGAAGGGATCATCGTCACCTGCGAGGAGACTATGACAATCCTTCTTTCTGCTCTCCCTGACTTTCGACATCCCATCAATAAGCTAGGCAATAAACGTAACCTTGCACTTGATGATTATGCAGGGAGTTTCTTCTATGTTCCAGCAGCCAAACTAGGTACAAGCCATGACATTCCCGTCCTCATCCTCAACCCTCTTAAACATCTTGTATCTACGCCTGAGGGTGTATTTGTATTTTCACGGTTTGTATCTAAACTCACGAATCCGACTCGTTGGTTTCCACAAACACCATTTACATGGGAAGTCTGGACTCCAGAAAATTCAGAGGCTTTGCTGCGACGATTTTCCGCTGCACGTATTATGTCTTGCGATATTGAAACTTATGTGGGAGATGAGCATCGTCGTATTCGCTGCGTGGGGTACTGTGCTCTTTTCGCTAATGGTACTACACATTCTGTGGTCGTACCTTATAAAACTATGCTCGCTTTTGAGTTTGTAAAAGCTCTGAATGCAACTCCTGTTCCAAAAATCTTTCAGAATGGGATGTATGACAATCTATATTTCCTGCGGTTCAACAGTCCTGTGAGTCATTATCTTCATGACACGCAGCATATGTTTCACTCTTGGTATTCAGAACTTCCCAAGCGGCTTGACTTCATCACTGCATTTTCCATTCGTGAAGTGCGGTTTTGGAAAGATGATGCCGCAGGTGATGAATTCACGCTTTGGGAATACAATGCCAAAGATTGCTGGGCTACGCTGAATACATATCTTTCTCTCATCATTGAAATCCCTGAGTGGGCTAAGAATAATTATCTCCAAGAGTTTCCTCTTGTGTTTCCATGCCTGTCACAAGAAGCTGACGGCTTAAGTCTTGATCGTGCCCGATTTGATCTTGCGCTTGACACTGCGCAGACAGCCCTTGCAGAACATGAGAAGAAACTCATTGCTTGGTTTGGAGATGGCTTTAATCCCCGCAGCCCAGACCAATGCAAGAGACTGCTCAAAGTCCTTGGCATGGGCGACGTAGATAGTTCTGACGCTAAAGCTATGAATGCTTGTGCTGCTGTGCATCCATTCAATGCTCTCATTGTCTCTGAAATTCTTGCATACCGTGAACAAGCCAAACTCATCTCCACATATCTGGACTGGTCAAAGTTCTGGAACGGGCGGTTGTATTATAAAACCAATCCGGCTGGAACTGATACGGGCCGCCTCGCTAGTACTGAATCAAGTTTCTGGACTGGGCTACAGATACAAAATATCCCTCAAGGAAAAGCAGTTAAGTCATGGATCTGTGCTGATAATGACTGGGACGGACTCGCTGAAGGGGACTACGCTCAGAGTGAAGCTAGGTGTGTCGGATATATGTCAGGATGTAAAAGTCTCATTGACTTGGTTGAGTCCAAGTATGATTATCACAGCTGGAACGCACATAAGTTCTTTGGAGTACCTTACGAACAAGTCGGTAAACCGCTTAGAAATCTTTCCAAACGCGTCAATCATGGAGCGAACTATAATATGGGGCCAGCAGTTCTCCTCGAAACTATGGGTCCGAAGTCAGTCGCTGAAGCCCAGATCCTGCTAAAACTGCCGGCACGCTGGACATTGATTCAAGTATGCCAGCATCTTCTTAACACTTACGCTACAACGTATCCAGAAGTTAAGAAGGATTGGTATGAAGAAATCAAGCGTACAATCAAGTTGACCAAGAAACTTGTCAGTCCGTTAGGATGGACACGCTACTTCTTCTCTGATCCTACCGCCTCCAAACTTGCGCTTAATGCAGCAGTCGCACATGGACCTCAAAACCTTTCAGTGGGTATTATCAATCGTGTCTTCTATTCTATCTGGCACGATTCTGTGTATGGCGATCTTCGCGGCAAAGTCAGGCTCAAGGCGCAGATTCATGATTCTCTTCTTTTTGCTTATCGTGGGGCTGATACTCCAGATGTTGTAAAAGCTCGTATGCGATATCCGATCGAAGTCGTAGGCACGGACAAAGTAAAACGTACAATGGCTATTCCTCCTGATATGAATAGCGGAGAAAAATACTGGGGGGATTTGAAGTGACACAGACCTTAGCTGATCTATACTTCAAATACTCAGAAAAGACAGAGCCGCCGATGGTGTTTCATCGGTGGACTTTGCTCACTTGTATTGCTGCAAGTCTTGGTCGTCAGTTTTATCTCCCCTTTGCAGACTTTCGTATATTCCCAAATATGTATGTCATGCTCATTGGTGATCCAGGCACAAGAAAAAGTACTGCGATTAAAATGGGCAAGAGGCTTCTCGGGGCTGCGGGCTATGATAAATTTTCAGCAGAAAAAACATCAAAAGAAAAATTTCTGCTGGATCTTGAGGGTGCAGAGAATGAAGAAGGAGTTGTAAACAGTAATCAAGTTATGAGAAATCTTTTTGGGGATGACTACATTGGTGTAGATCCTCGGGAAGTTTTCATTGTAGCTGATGAGTTTAATGAATTTGTAGGTTCAGGAAACTTAGAGTTTCTATCTCTACTAGGTTCACTATGGGATTGGGATGATCCGAATGTGCCATTCAAACAGCGACTAAAGACTGCACGAAGTGTAAATATATTTCAGCCAACAATCAACATCCTATCTGGCAATACTCATGCAGGCTTTACAGAAGCTTTTCCACCACAAGCACTTGGTCAAGGATTCTTATCCCGCATAATTCTTGTCTATGGAGAGGCCAGCGGAAAGAAGTTTGCATTTCCAGAAAAGCCGCCAGATGAATTACGACAAGCTCTGATAGATGAGTTTCTAGAAATCAAAACAGCAGTCAGCGGTGAGGCAACATTGTCTTACAAAGCAAAGGATATGCTGCAAACTATTTATCACAGCTTTGAAGGATTAGAAGATGCAAGATTCAAACACTACAGTACACGACGCTACACGCACCTTCTCAAACTTTGTCTTTTAACTGCTGCGGCCGCGCGCCGAACAGAGATACGGGCAGAAGACGTATTGTTTTCCAATACACTTCTCACATTCACTGAGCATAAAATGCCAAATGCAATGGGAGAATTTGGAAAGGCACGAAATGCAGACGTGGCTGCAAGAATTATTTCAGTTCTTACAGACGCAAAGACTCCACTTGATCTTCCAGCATTATGGAAACAAGTGCAGTCTGATCTAGACAAGCCAGAGGATCTTAACAAACTTCTTATTGGACTTGTGCAAGCAGGCAAGATTCAGTACATTGCACGAACAAAAAGCGGTAGTGTACAAGGATATTTGCTTGTTCGCAAGATGCTTAGTAATAAGCACGTGTATTGTGATTTCTCACTACTCAAAGAAAGTGGAGCAATGAGTCATGAGTGAAAACCCTAGCGATCTGCGTTGGAACGTATTCACATCTGAACAAGTTTTTCGTATGCAACGTGCTGCATATGAGAATGGATTTAGAGAAGCCCAGAGATTGCTGCTTGCAGACCTTGACAAACTGCGTGATCCGGTTACACTGCATACGCAATATCAGTGGTTGCGAAACCATTTTGAAACTCTCGTCACAACGGCCAAAATGCCAAAGGAGCCATACAATGCCGAGCAAATCAAAAAAGCAACATGACCTTATGCAAGCTGTAGCTCATAGTTTGGAGTTTGCAAAGAAGGTTGGAATTCCACAATCTGTCGGAAAAGACTACATCGAAGCTGACAAAAAGAAATCTCAATATAAAAAGAAAAAAGGAAAGGAAAAATGACTTCAAGTGCCACAATGATTGGGGCTGCTGCCTTGGTATACTTCTGTCTAAATCCAAATGAAGAACTCACGCTTGAAGACATACAAGCAAAGTTTGGGAATGGAAGACAGCTGTACAAAACTCAGGCAAATTGCCTAATTGCCCGCTATGTGGATGCTGGCTGGGTAAGAAAAGAAGTCAGACAAATGCCACATAGCGAAGGTAAAGGTGCAAGCTATAAAGGATTTTACAGTGCAGGGCCAAAACTCCACGAGGCGTTACGACTATACGGACGAGTCTGATATTTCTGAAGAAGAACTATCTGACCAAGAAGTTGCAATACTGTTTCTCATTGCTACAGTATTTGTAACCGTAGTCATTGTTCTTCCCATCGTGCTATCTTTTTCTCCAACCTACAGATAACCAATCACATCATGGCAACTGGAAAAAACATCAGCTCAATCAAAAAGACTGTCGAAGTTAAACTGACACTAGGAATGTCAAAAGACTTGGCAGATTTGACAGACCTTATATCATCTCGTGTTTATATCATGGAAGGGGTTGAAGACGTAACTGCAACTCTTATGGAACCAGAACAGGAAGAATATTGCGCGCCAATAATGCAAGGCTTTGATCTAAAGATTCAGGCATTTAACAAACTTTATCGTCTTCCTTGCCCTCCTGCTCCTAGCATTCCTGACCGTACGCGCGCTGAGACTATCATGCGTATTGAGCGCTTCATGTCAGTGCTTCGGGAAGAACTAGATGAAGGCAAAGACATTATCAATCTAGTAGATAGTACAGACGGCAAAGATGCAAAATATAAAGTATTAACTGATATTGCTGATTGGCTTGGAGATATCATTGTCTATTGCGCTAGTGAACTTGCTAAGTATGGACTGGCAACAGAAGATGTATTAGGTATTATCATGGCCAGTAATATGAGTAAACTCGGAGAAGATGGCAAGCCTATTTATGATGAGCGTGGCAAAGTTATGAAAGGGCCAGGATATTGGCAACCAGAGCCGATGATTGAACGAATGATCCGTGCCAGCATCAGAGCTGGCGGTGGACAGATGTAAAAATAAAAAGCCCCTTTCGGGGCTTTTTTCTTTTTGTACTTTACAAACTATCTCTCACTCAACGCTTCACCGCCCATGATCTGAAACAGTTTCTGGCTGAATGGATTTTCATTCTTCCTCAACATCTGATTCACGACAGACTCATTTGCATCTCGAGTCCAACGCAAATAGGCTTGATTGAATGTTTCAATCCGTCCCCCGCTGCGGGCATATCGAAGCATAAAGTCTTCATATTCAGCATCGCTAGGAACTTTATTATCGTAAAGTTTGCTTTTGACAATTTCTCCCAGCCGCTCAATCCTTGCCTTGTCCATAGCTTCATATCGCTTTTCACGATACAGCGCTTGCAAAGCGACAGCTTCATTCATTGGACGAGAACCAAGTATCCGGGTAAGTCCTCCATAATTCACAGTTCTATCAGCCATAGCTGCAAGCATAGAAGTTGTTTCCAACTCATTTGCAGCAGAAATCAAACTGCCAGTGCTTGTGGTACTGCGGCCAGCAAGAACTTGTGCAAAGCCAGCAAGCGGCCGGTTCCACCCTTGGTGCTCCAGTGCTGACAGCATTGCATTTGACAAGTCGGCACCGCCAACAATATTCTTGCCAAACTCTGTGAGCTGTCCAACCAATCGGATGCTTGCACTAACCGCAGGTACATCAGCAATATTACTAGGCAGAATAGTTACGTGTCGAGGATTGATATCCCCTCGAGTGAACAGCGCAGGGAAGGAACCACTAAACAGCGGAAATGCAGATGCCGTGCCATACAGCATCCAATCTCCGAGTTCCTTATTAAAGCTCGGAAGCACACTATATACATCCTTATGTTCAGGATTGTTAGCCAACCAAGAGCCAAGGAGATAAGTGTTTGCAGCATCAAAGAATGGCAGACCATTCAATCCGAAAATACTGCCCTGCAAACCAGCGAAAACCGCCAGCGTCTTCTTGTCCCCCGCTTGTACATGACGTAATAGTTGTTGAAGAACGTTGAATGCATAGGTCTGGAATAGAGAAACTGCTGCACCCGTCGTGCCTTGGAATATGATTGGCCTCTGACTTGTAACATAGTTTCCTTGCGTGCGGTTAACAAAGCTAGAGATATATGCGTTTTGCTCTTTCACAGTCATCTTGCCGGCGGCAACCACTGGATCAGACAGTTGGCGCATAACATCAGCTGCAATAAACCGAGAGAAGTCTTCGGAAAAATTATTCAACATGAGCTTCGAAGCTTTTTCAACTCCCGCGTTTGCTTTTTCAACCCACTCCTTTGGAGCAGCATTAGGGCGGTAAGCAAGGTCATCCACCATATCATGGAAAATCTGACTAATTTCTTTAATTGCGCCAATACCCTTGTATCGAGCAAGCAAAGCATCTTTGCCTGGGCCAAAGTAATTAGAAATTCCATCAGCAATCAGTTTCGTAGTAGATGGTACCCGAGCAGCTTGTCCAGGAACTTTGATACTCATCAGTTCCGACAACTTACCAGCCAACTCAGGATCGTTTTTAATCATCCCCTTGATGCTGGCCATCTCCGTACCAATCATGATTGGCGTAGAGATGACGTTGACTAGTGAGTTAAACATATCAAGACGCAGCGTAGTCGTAGCCAGCGCCATGTTTGCCTTGCGGAAAAATTCCCGAATCAAGTTCTTTGGAACTTTTTCATTAGCAACAATATAAGTATCAACGTCCTTATAAATTTCAGGAAGTCCATACTTACGAATAATGTCATTGGCCTCTTGCCATGAAATCATTCCATTGTTTGCTTGTGCAAATGCCTTGTTCAGCGCCTCACCAGCCTTGATGCCAACCTTGTCAATAAAGTCATTCAGACTATCAAGCAACGGGAACTCTTGCTGCTTAGAAATATTGAGTGCCGTCTTGATATAATCACCGAACGGGTCAGCGATTTTAGCTTTGAACAGTGAGCCAATGCCACGAGTTAGGGATTCAGACTCAAGACGATATTGCTTGCTAAGAAGTTCAAGCTCAGAAAAGAACTCGCGGTTCTTAGTCTGTGCAATATTACGCACCAATTTTTCTTCCTGCTTGGCGTGCCATCCAAGCCAGTCTTCCATAATATTCTCAAGTCGAGTCTCTGGGAAAAAGTCAGCCAGTACACCGCGGCGCGCCAAGTCACTATTAACTAGCGGCTCGTTCAAAGTATTTTGATATTCGTATTCTCCTTTGGCCTTAAAATAGTTATCCGTGTCTGCCTTAAAAAACACATCGTAATCATCACTGACCTGAGCTGCCAGCGTACGAAGTTGTTCTTCGCTACGAGCTGTAATCATAGAAACATCGCTAGTCAAACCAATCTTTTCCTTGGTCCTGACAAACGCATGGTAAGGATATTTTACTGTGTTGATAGGCGGAACATAAATCACGCCTGCCATAGGCCGATGCTTGACCAACCCAGCCGCATTGTAAAGTAGTGTAAATTTATTCAGTCGCGTTTCATTTCTAGCAACACTGGCCTTAAGAAACTCTCGTACTTCAGCATTTTGGATAACAAAACTGTGCGGACTGCGGTCTTTTCCAGCAAGTTGAGCAAGTGCTGCCTCCATATCATTATCAAGTTCCTTCGCAAGTTTGACAGCTGCTTCAGAAACAATACGATTGGCTTGGCCGCCAAGCAAAGTATCGTCAAATACATAGCGGAATTCAGACTTGCGAAGTGCGGTAGTCAAAATGCCGAGTTCCGCAGCGGCCCGAGGATTGTCTCGCAGTGCATTGACGTGCCCAGACAAAGCCTCAATAGTAGCATCTCGCCACTTTTGATAAATCAATGCTACATTCTTACCCAGCTCTTGCACAAAGAGTTTAGCTTTATCTCCATATCCAGCGTTTGCTGCCCCAAATAGTGTAGCTCCCGCACCTTCCGCAGTAGCAGATTGGCTGAGTTTTTCCTTTGGCGTAAACTTTGTGCCAATGCCTAGAAAGTCTGACGTATGAGGGATCAGATCAGCATCCAAACCAGCGGCCAAGTTGGCTGCGGTAATATTAGTTTTACGCGCAATCTCCAGTTGCCACTGTCGAGTCAGCTCTTTTGTAATAAGATGATTTGGTCCCATATTCATATTATATGCTTCTTCAGGAAGCAAATAGACACCATTCCTTTGGCCCTTACGCAACGTACTAAGTTCGCCAAAGTCCCATTCAAGTTGAATAGTTTTAGGAGTCAGCGCACGATCCGTAGAATAGATAGTTCCAGGAGTGTCGGGGCGCGGTTGAGTATATCCACGCTCAATCACATCTTCAACCCAACGACGATCAGTATTGAGATGTTGAGCAATTGCGTGAGTATTAGGAATGTCTACCTTGCCACCACTTGTGCCAATGGCTTCCAACTGTTCTTGTAGGAGTTGAATGCGCTGCATTGCAGGCACTTGTCGCAGATCAACGAAATCATCAAAAGTCTTGACAACTCCATTGTCTGTAATAGAAATAGTGCGAAGAAATTCAGTACTTAGCGTACCTTCATTCATCAACTCCACGACGCGATCCAGCATCGGAAGATCGGAAGTATCAAGCCCATTACGAATAAGTGACTTGACTTGCGTAGCATTCAGATTACTTGCCCATGCGTATCGTGCACCAGCTTCCAGCGGACTAGACGCGATATCAACAGCGCGACTGGCCTCCTGCTTATACGCACGACTGCCAACATAAATACCATCAATCACGGACTTAACACTGCCTTTAGAAATAGTATCTCCAAATGCAAGAATGGCATCAGGAGTAAGAGCAAGTTCTTCTAGGTCCATCATCATGCGAATACTTGTAGACTTCTCTCGAAGCCGAAGAATATTCGGAGAATCAGGATTGATACGCAGTGTGCCATCAGGCAACATAACTGCGTCAACAGTAGGATCAGACTTGAACACATCCTTGACGCGCTTTGCGCCAGTCTGCATAAAGTCAACTACGTTAATCTGTTCATCAGTCACACCTTCAGCAAGATAGTATGCTTGCTTACTTGTGACTTCGACACCTTTTTCTCCCTTCTTACGTGTCGTAGAAAACATATCAGTTAGGCCACGACGCTCCTTTGGCAGTCCCTCTGGTCGAATAACGACATAAAATTTACGTTGCTCAATCGCAAAACGATCAGGATCAACGGCCCGAGCGCTTTGCAGTTTATTGAGGTATCCATGAACACGCTGAAGAATTTCATCTCCAGACATACCAGTTTCTTTCGCAGCCTCCACGCCACGAAGTAGCGATTCAAAGAAACTCTGTCCAATGACTTCATTGCCTTGAGCAATGTCATTAAACTTAAGTGCTAGAGTTTCTTTGCCAAGCCGCTCTGCCTTGTCACGCGCAGCAGTAATAGCAGCTCCGGTCTGGAGTTCGATAGTTTCCTTAACCTTCTTGCCGTCTGGCTGAGTGACTTTATAAGTAAAACTTAGATTGTCAAATTGTTTCGGAAGATTAAGAATACTTTCTGCAAGCAGCAGCGCTTCACTTCCAGGAGCCAGCCCCAACTTTTGTACATCAGCAAGTACATCTGCTTTACGCATTTGCAACTGCACATCTTTAGCAGCTGCGTTAAGAATACCTTTAGATGCTAGAGTTGCCAGTGGCACACCAATACCTGCACCAACCCCAACACCCAGAGCGATATTCCAGCCAAAATCAGCCAGCGAAGCATCATCAAATATGGGACTGTCATGCATCGCAGCAGCAACCCCAAATTCAAATGCCGCAGCCGTGAGTGCTTGGTCAGCAGTTTCCCAAGCAAGTTGTCGGCGACGATTAGCACTGAGAATAGACTTTACAACTCCACCATCAGCTGCGACTTCCTGCAGCGCCCTTTGCATATATTCATTACGACGCGTAGCAGGAATGGCAAGAAACTTACTAGTATTCCCCAAAACTGTGCCACCACGGGCCAACTGCAATGCCTTGACTCCAAGACTACCAGGAATAAGAGACATGCCAACAAAACCTACCATATCAATGGTAGATTTATTCTCCGCATAATAATCTCCCATGGCATTGCCGCCAAACCGCCGGATTGTATCTTCAATATCGTACGGAGTTTTGTTAAAATAATCCAGGCCAGTATTAACAATACTCAGCGCGCCAGAAGCTGCAGCAGCAAGAAAACCTTTTACAGTTGCATCAGTAATACGAGAAATTGTTCCAGCTTGGTAGTCAGTGGTGTCAGAAGACAGAACAATGGGATGGTACTGCGGAGTTTCAAATGCCATGTTAGTTCCTTATGCCCCATCGGGCATTTGTTGGAAAAATGTTTACTTAGCTTCGCGTCCCATAAGAATATCAGTAATAACGCTCCCCACAGGAGGAACTCCACCGATAGATCCAAATGGAATAGGAATAGCAGCGCCAGTTACTCCTGTGCGGTTTTGAATAATTATTTGGCGGGA